CCCGGGTTGGCGGTGCGCTCGTGCAGCGCAACCTCCACCTCGTCCTCGGCGTCCTTGGCACGCTTGGCCTGGGACAGCTTGGACTCGATGCCGGCGAGGTCCCGCTTGGCCATGTCGCGCTTGTCGAACGCGGACTTGACGTCGGCGTCCTCTTCCTCGGTGAGGTTGGCGCGGCCGTCATTGCGGGCGGTGCCGAGAATGGTCTTGACCTCGGCGATGGCACGGTCCCGGCGCTTTACGGCCTGGTCGCGTTCCACCTCGATGGAGACGATGAGCTCTTCCATGGTTGTCATGTCAGGGTCCTTCGGTAGCAAGCGGGTGGGCTTGCTCCGCGCGCTGACGTGTGCCCGGTCTGAGTGCCGGTGCGCGTCGTGCAGCTACCGCCGGTCTGACTGCCGGTCGGGGCGTCCCCGGTCTGAGTGCCGGGTGGCGTGTGCGTGAGCGGGTGGTGCTAGTCGATGTCGAGCAGTGCCTCGACATGCGAAATCTTGCGACCCTTGTCCTGGGTCGGCTTGTGGGTGGCGTTGCTGCCGCCGGTCTGGGTGCCCGACATGGGCGCGCCGCACTGGTCGCAGTACTGCGCGTCGTTGGCGTTCATCGCGCCGCATTCAGGGCATGGCATGTCGGCCTCGGCGTCGTCGGTTTCGACGATCACCACGGACAGACGCTCCTGCAGGCGGTCGAACGCCTCGCGTGCGGCGCCCGCGGGCAGCCGGTCAACGTCGGCGATGACCTCACGGCTGCGCGCCGAGACGTCGGTGTAGGGGTTGGCGCCGTAGTTGACGGCCGACACGTCGCCGCGGTCGAGCGACAGGCGGGTGATGGTGAACCGGGTGAAATCCTTCGACCAGAAGCCCTCTTCGAGCATGAAGGCAAAACTCATCTCCGTAACGTCACGGTCCTGGATGGCAAGAACCAGGTCGGTGACATCCTGGCGCTTGGGGTTCGTCCACGCGTCTATCGCCGGCCCGATGCTGTCCATGGCGATCTGGAGACTGCCGGCACGGGTGCGGGCCATGGTGACACCGCGGTGGTTGGTCAGGAATGCCACGTCCGGGTCGGCGGCCAGAGTGTCGTCGAAGGCGCGCCCGTCAACAGCCTCCTCGTAGGGCCCCGACTCGTCCCACATCTCATACCAGGTATCGACCACGGAGGCGTGGCCGGTGATGTGGTAGCGCTGCTGACCGTCGCGGTCCTCGAGGGTGGCGCGCAGGCGCGCGGGGAATGCGAGCGACCGGGCGGCAGGTGCGGCCTGACGGGTCAGACCGCCTAACGTCTGCGCACGTGCCTGCGCAGCCTGCATCCGACCCACAGCGGGACTGACCCGCGACCGGGGCTGCACGTCGGCGCGCATGCCTGTGCGGGGGCGCTGCGGGATAGCGCCGGGCTTGCGCTGCGGCGTAGGTGCGGCGCGCCGGCCGGCATAGCGGAACTGCGACAGGTCGAACGACCGGGTCATCGCATCGGCCGGTTCCCGCTCGGGGACCTCGACACGGTCGGCGAGGCCCATGTCGACAGCCTCCTGCCCGAACATCCACGTCTCATCCACCATCAGCGCGCGCCATTCATCGACCGTCCCACCGCCGCGCATCTGGTACATGCCGGCGATGTTGTCCGACTGGCGGCCGAGGAACGTCGACATTTTGGCCATGTCGGCGGAGTTGCCGTCCTCGGTCGCGGACGCGTCGTGGATCATCATCTGGGAGCCGGGCATCATCACGATCTCGTCGCCAGCCATCGCCACCACCGAGGCGGCGGATGCGGCCAGCGCATCCACGAAGGCCACGACCCTGGCCGGGTGGTGGCGCAGCGCGTTGTGGATGGCGATGGCGTCGAACACGGATCCGCCGGGCGAGTTGATCCGCAGGTGGATTACGGGCGCGTCGATGTTTTGCAGATCCCGGGCAAAGTCTTCGGCCGACACGCCGAACGAGCCGCCGATCTCGTCGAAGATGAGCACCGTCGCCGGTTCGCCGGCGGCGCCACGCTCGGGAACCTCGCGAACCTCGTACCACGGCAGCCGGGCTGCGGAAAGATCGGCGACACCCGCGCCGGTAGTCCGCGCATAGTCGGCGAACCGGGCCGCGGTCCGGGCCACCCGGGCGCCCAGACGCCGCACATGCGCGCTGGGCGCCGGCGTGGTTCTGGTCATGCGGGTACTCCCGTCTGTGGTACCGGCGCCTTGTTGGCCTTGCCAAACAGCCGGTCGAACTCGGCCATCTGGATTTCGGTCAGCGGCGGCATGTTGTCCAGCTCCCGGCCCTCGTCGGGGGTCATCGTCCTAGATGCGATCTTCGTTTGGATGACCAGCGCCCGGGTCTGCGGATCCATCCGCAGCAGCGCGTCGGTGTTGAGCTTGACGTAGCGGGGCGCCGGCAGCAGCCTCGACAGCCGCAGTTCCCGGCGCACGATCGCCGGCTGCAAGTTCATGATCAGAAATTGGAGGTTGCGCTGCGAAATGTTGGCGTAGGTGATGGTCCCGGTCGACACGGCCGCCTCGATCAGGTCACCGGGGGCGCCGAAAAAGCGGGCAATGTCGGTGATCCCGTACCGCTTGCCCTCGATCCATTCCATGCCGGCGTTCTGCGCCTGCATGAAGTCGTACTCCCAGTCGGCGCCATAGACGAACAGGTCACCATTGGCGGTGGTGGCCCGATAGCGGGACTTCACCGCCTCCGCCTGATCGTTGTCGATCGTCTTGGCCACGTTCTTCATCCGCGCCTTCGGGACGGCGCCGCCGCCGAACCAGTCCAGGGCGAACTGTTGGATCGACAGATACTCCCCGATCGACCAGGCGGCATATGCCACCGGCGACAGGCCCACCTCGAGGCCGGCGACGGTGAACTGGCGCTCGTGCCACACCTTCGACGGCTCGTAGAACTTGCCGTTGATGCGGTAGGACAGCACACCCTTGGTCATCACCACCGAGCACTCCGACAGCATCTGCAGGTCGATGCGCGACGGCAGGCCCAACGCGTTGACCTCGGTGATCAGGCCGATGGTGTTGCCGGCCCGGTCCAGATCGACCTGCGAGGAGTACATCCACTCGCACATGTCGACCCGCTCACCGCCGGGCTGGACCAGGATCGGCGGCTTGGGCATTTCCACCTGCATGCCGTTGACACGCCGGTACACGTCCTGCGGCATGGTGGAGATCAGGTCTGCGCGCAGGCGCAGGCACGCCCACACCGCCGAATGGCGCATCGCCGAATCGTTGGTGACGGTGACGGAGCCCTGCTTCTGCGCCGACCGGATCGGGATCAGCGCCTGCGCGCCGGGGATGCCGAAGAAGTCGCGCTGCTGCTTGTGCCGGGCCGCGGCGATACGGTCGAGCAGGCCCACAGGTCAGCCCGCCTTCACCGGCTAGCCGGGGTGCGTGCACGACCCTCCGACCAGCCGACCTTCACCGCCGTAGCCGTCCAGGCCAGCACCAGCCATGCCACCGTGAACACCTTGGCCACAGACCAGCCGATGCCGTACAGGACGGCGGCAACCAGGGTCAGGACGGTGCGCCAGAAGTGGGTTTCGCGGGCCTCGCGGGTGATCCGCTCGACCGGGATGCGGCCCAGCACGTCAGCCAACGCCACGGTGGACCTCCCGGTCAGAAAACAGAGTCAAGAACGTCGTAATCCACCGCGTGCATCAGCGCGTGCAGGCAATTGGTCACCGCGCACAGCCCGCTGATGTCGCCGGCCGAGCGCTTCAGGTCCCACGCCCACGCGTCGACCAGGGGCCGCGTCGCGGACTTGCGCAGCGCATCCAACAGCCGGTCGTCGCCCAGCTGCCGCAACTGCCCGGCGACCACCGCGTCATATAGTCGCCCGCAGGCATTGGCCTGGTCCCGGGCCGTCAACGCCATCGGCTCCAACCTCGTCGGTAGCCGCTCGGTCACCTCACCGGCCAGCGAAGCACCCGGACCGGCCGGGTTGAACGCCACCACCGCCACGTCATGGCGCTCGACCAACTCGGCGAAGCGGCCGGCTATCCAACCGGTGCCCTCCCGGTAATCGATCAACTCCACGTGCGGCAGGCCGTCGCTGCGGTACCCGGCGACACCGATAGCACCCCTCGACCGGTCCCAGGAAACCTCCCAGGACAGCACCATGCCGCCGGTGATCGCCGATTTGGGGTCCTTGCACTTCACCCACGCCGTTAGAGGGATCTTCGACGGCACCAGGTCAGGCACCCGCTGGCACAGGCACTCGGTGCGGAACACCGGCTCCGGATCCGTCTCCAACGCCGCCGCCAGCGCCTCGTACGAGATGCCCTGCGGATAGCCCAGCGACGGGTTGGCCAGCCGCCACATCTGCGGGTCGTCGATCGGGCAGTCATCGGGGGCCGACCACTCGAAAATGCCCAACGAAGAATCCCCGGAAAGGTCGGAAACGGTGCCCCGGCCCTTGTCCTGCAGGTCGTTGAGCACTATCGACCGGTCATCGCCGGCGTTGGAGAACGCCCAAATCTGCGCCTTGCGCCGCGCCATCGTCGTCTTCGTGACTGCGGCCCATGAGTCCCACGTGTGATGTTCGCGCAGCTCGTCGAGGTTCACATCGTCGCCGGAAAGGCCCCGGCCGCCCTTGCGGGACGCCGCGGCAACCTTCCACCGGCTGCCGTGGACCAGTTTCAGCGACTTTTTGCCGTTCACCCGCACCACGCCGCCGTCTTTGGGCACCTCGGCGTTAAGTTCCGGGATCGACTCGACCATCTCGACGGCCTTGTCCCACGACTCCTCGGACACGTCCAGGTTCTGCGCCGTCCCGATCACCATCGGCACCCGAAGAATGAACATCTTCCACAGGTTCTTGACCTCAACCAGCGTGGTTTTACCGTTCTGGCGGGCCACCAGCACCAGCACCGTGCGGAACCGGAACCGGCCATCGCCCCGCACCTCCAGCGCGTGGATCAGCAACCACCGCTGCCACGGAATCAGGTCGAAACCGAGCACATCCTCGGCGAAGTCGACACAGGAGAACCCCAGAGACGTCGCCGCGGACAATGCGCAGCCACAACCACACGGCCCCGGGGGGCCGGCGACCAGCGGCGGGGTCCAGATACGGGGCAGCGTCGACCCGATCAGCCGGTCAGGCGGGGTCGTTTCTCCCAGCAGCATCGCGGAGCTGCGCAAGACGACTCCCCACCGGCTTGTCCTTACGCATCGCGGTCCTCGCCGCCGGCGTACCGCCCAGATCGCGCAACACGCCCTGCAACTGCGGACCCAACCAGCCGACCGTCTTGGTCACCTCGCACATGGCCTCAAGGCGCTGCAGGCGCCGGTATGCGCTACGGTCGCCGGCCAGATCCGCGTACAACCCGGCCAACTCCTCGGCCCGGTCGACCGCCTTCTCGATCTCCTCCGCCTGGCGCAGCGCGAGCGTCTTCATCGCCTGATCGGTCGCCGTTAGCCAATCCATGGCGTCGACAGCCGCACGAACGGCGTCACGCAGGTCCGGGGCACGCTCACGGGGTGCGGCAACGGGGACGGCGGCAAGACGGGCACGGACAGTCACGGTCACCCTCCGTAAACTCGATCGCGTGCGGTCAACTGCCGAGCCGGAACGGGGTTATCCACCGGAAGATCAAACCGGCGTCCACAGACAGGACCACAGAATCTATGAATATGCGCTGCTCAGATGCCATCATCGGCGGGTCTGTGCACAGGATGATCCAAAATCTGTCCACAGATGGATTTAGTGGGCCCTAGCTCAAGCGAGATGGACCGCCAACAACGGCATCACAGCCGCAGCAACCCGAGACACCTGGCCTGCATAGATATGCAGGGGTACGGTCCGCCTCGGGGGGAGATTGGGGGGAT